TAATGGAACTATTATTTGATGTTTATGTTTTAGCGACCACGCTAGTATCGGTTGCGTCTGTGATTTGTAATATGACAGACACGCCTAAAGACGATGCGTTCCTAGCAAAGCATATTTACCCTTTAATGGAGAAATTGGCTTTTTTAGGGCCAAAAGCGAAACAGTAATTCATGGAAACGGTTATCAAGCTAATCAACGAGGTCGGCTTTCCTATTGCGGCCGCGTTAGGCTTGGGGATGTTTATCTGGAAGCTTATTAACCGCATTATAGATGGCCTAGAAACTAAGGTTGATACACTAGATGATAAGCTAGTAGAGCAAATAGCTCACCTAGAAGAGCGATTGGGTGGAAAGCTAGACGGACAGCATGGAATATTGATTTCCCTTATAGACCGTGTGCGCTCTGTTGATAACGAGATTATCAGGCAGGATGTCCTGCTAAAGACCGTACTAGGCGTACCTCAGTTGCTACAGACCGATAGGATTGCAAAGGCAGATAGAGATGACCAACGCAAAGATTAGTGTATTACTAGCGGCCTTGATCTGGATACCAGTTACCGCAGATCAAATAACGCACAAGTTTAAGTCTCCTAGCTTTAACGGTCAAAACACCTCATCGCATTACTTAACTATTGAGAACCAAGAGTTTAACCGTAAGGCCGACATAAAAGCTGAGATCAAAGCGTACCAAGAAGAGCTTGAGCGCGATGCGGAGAACACTACTCTAGCAAGGTTTATAAGGAATCTTGAGTCTCGCATTTATGCTGAACTAAGCAGACAGCTAGTAAACAACCTGTTTGGAGAGACCGCAAGCACTGGCGGTATAATAGAGTTAGAAGGTAATACTATTGAATACACTATTGACGGTGACTTTATTACTCTAACAATTACGGATGCGGATGGAAATGTTACGGAAATTACCCTTCCTGTTGGCGATTTTTACTTCTAGTTGTTCAATTATTGACCAATTTGACGATACCTATGAGCAAAGGTTTGAGGCTAATGATGTAGTTAAGATAGAAAAACTACAGTCAGTAGACTTATTAAACGTACAAGCCCCTTCTGTTAAACCTATAGTAGCTATATACCCTAACTCGTTTACAGATCAAACAGGTCAAAGAAAGAGCAACAGCTCTTTTGCGTTGTTCTCAACGGCCATAACCCAACAGCCCAGTGCGCTACTAATCCGTGCTTTAAAACATGCTTCAAATGGTAAATTCTTTCGTGTAGTAGAGCGGGTGGGACTAGACAACCTTACTAAAGAAAGACAGCTTATACGGTCTGCAAGAGAGCAAATGCCAGAGGATAGCGAGAGCACAGCCGTGCCACCACTGCTGTTTGCGGGTGTATTGCTAGAAGGTGCTGTAATAGCGTATGATACTAACTTGACTACTGGTGGTATGGGTGCTAGGTATCTAGGGATAGGTAAGAGCGCACAATACCGAAAAGACAATATTACAATTTCATTGCGTATGGTCTCAGTAGCAACTGGCGAGATATTAATAGAAGTACTTAGCCAGAAAACCGTATTTAGTTACGGGCAATCTGAGGACATCTTTAGGTTTAGAGAGATGGGTACAGAGCTTGTTGAAGTAGAGTTAGGTAACTCTCGAAATGAGTCTACTACCATAGCTTTGGTGAAAGCCATTGAAGGAGCGGTACTAAAATTAATTAACATTGGGTATGAACGGAGGTTTTGGGCTTATGAAACAGATAAATAAGATCATATTAATTTTGAACTGCGTTTTTGTAGGTGTTGTTTACAGTGCTGATAACGAGATATACATAGATCAGTCAGGGGCTACAGCAAACATTGATATTGAGCAGCTAGGCATATCTAACTTGATTGGGGGTCTTAGTTCTTCAGCGGGTAGCATGAATCCCCTTGACCTAGATGGCACAGGGATGACCCTAGACATTAACATGATTGGCGCAACCAACAAGTTCTTTGGTGACATATGGGCTGACTCGTTTACAGGTAACTACAACTTCACAGGCTCTACCAACCTATTTACCATTCAAGTAGACCCCAGTAACACCTACGGTGCGGACTCAAGTAACCACCAAGTCAATGTAACAGGTTCTAGTAACACGTTTACACTAAACCAAGGCACAACAGCATTAGCGGCGACTCTTGATTTAGATTGGGTTATACAAGGCTCTAACAACACGATTACTTCTAACATTAACATTGACGGCGCAACTAATTACGTTGATATAGATGGTTCTGATAACACGTTAACCTATACAGGTACAGGTGTTACTGCGTCCGCAGGTGGTTACTTCTACTTAGATCAAACGGGTGGTAGCCGAACATTTAACATCCAACAACTGAGTACTCAAGATAATGACTGGCTCAAGATCATTAGTGTTGGCAGTTCTGGTACTATGTGTGTCATTCAAAACGACCAAGGTTCAAGCCTCGGTTGCTGATATAGGTGGCGTATCTGAAGTATCGGGGTACGCTCAAATTAAGAGAGGGTCGCTAGATAACACAGCAGACCTAGCTTTCTCTATACAATCCAACGATGAAGCTGTCACCAGTAATGGTAGGATGGCTATTACGTTTCTTGACGACTCTACAGTAAAGCTCACTGAACACTCACAGCTAACGATTGATGAGTATATCTACGACCCAGACCCTTCTAAATCAAAGATGGCGCTTACCTTTGGACTGGGCACTGCACGTTTTATTACAGGTAAGCTAGGTAAAATAGACAGGCGTAACATATCTCTTAAAACTCCAACAGCCGATATTGCAATTCGCGGGACAGACTTCACTGCGACAGTGGATGAGCTAGGACGTAGTCTTATAATCTTGCTACCTGACCAATACGGCGTATCTAGTGGTGAAATAGAAGTCATTACTGCTATGGGTACGGTCTTACTAAACAAACCTTATGAAGCAACTACTGTATCAGTGTATGAGTCTGCTCCTTCCAAACCCGTTATCTTAGACCTAACGCTCGACTTTATAGACAACATGTTGATCGTTACACCGCCTAAAAAAGAAGTAGTCATACTAGAAGAACAGATAAGTAAAACTGAAAACATACTAGACTTTAATGATTTAGATATCGACTATCTTGCCGAGGATTATCTTGCAGAAGATAACTTAGAGTTTACAGAGTTAGACATAAACTTCTTAGACGTTAATTACCTTGAGGATTTGTTAAACATTCTAGACGCACTGGGTATTGCAGAGGAAGAAGACAAGTTAGCGCAAGTCTCCGGTGTTACTGTTACAGGCACAGTGTTGGGTGCAGATGCAGATACACAGATAACAACACTAATTACAGGCCAGACTATTAGTTTAATACGTAGTGTTAGTGAGTACAGCCGATTAGACCTAGATACAGCAGGTGGTTACACGGTAATACTAATACAGGATGGAATATCTAACGTCATTAAGATCAACGGTGGCGACTCTACTATAAGAATATTGCAGGAGGGGTAATGAAAAAGACAATCATATGCCTTATTACCGCGCTCTTATTCTCTGCTTTACTATACCAACCCACACTAGTTGAAGTTATAAAGCTACGCACTTTTGATGCTTTTGTTAAAACAGAGGAGCCTACAGGCGCTATAGTACTGCTTAACCTTACCGAAGAGGATATACAAGCAGAGGGGGGTTGGCCCTTCCCTAGAGAACGTTTAGCTAAAATACATATAGACTTGTTAAACGCAGGGGCTTTATCAGTCTCATGGGTAGCTGTATTTAGTGAGCCTGACAGGTTTGGAGGTGACGCTAACTTTGCTGAAGCTCTATCGTACTACCCTAGCGTAATAGCTATGTTTGAGACTGACGGTTTTAAAGAGGTACCAAAGACAGAAGGAACGGTAATTCTTGGAGATGACATTGGGGGCATAGATGCACAGGGTGTAACTCAAAACATAGAAGTGCTTAGAGATGTAGCCCTACAAGGCATAGTATCTGCCCCTATTGATGTAGATAACTTAGTGCGCCGTATGCCTTTGTTAATGCGTAGTCCTGATGGGTGGATGGCTAGTTTTGGCACTCAACTACTAAAAGCTGTTACAGGAACAAGTACGTACGTGATTAAGACCAATGCTAATGGTATACAAGAAGTAAGGGTTAAGCAGCTTAACCCCATACCAACAGACAGTGACGGTAGGGTCTGGGTCAACTGGGTGGATACGGGAGGAACATCACTAGATAAAATGGATGTAGAAGGTAAAGTGGTAGTAGTAGGAACTACAGCTAAAGGTATATTGCCACAGGTTGCTACCCCCAAGGGACTACTTTACCCCCACCAGATACAAGCATCTCTAGCTGAGACTATTATTCATGCGTCTAACAAGCGTATGCCTATGATACCTAATGAAGCTCAACTGTACGAGATACTAAATTTTGTCTTTGGGGTACTACTAGTTTTTGTATTTATTAACTATCTAGGAGTGTACCTTGGTTTAGCCCTATCAACCCTTACGATAATAGGTATGGGTGCGTTTGGGCTAGCTCTTATACATCGTGGGTTTTTGATAGACGTAACGTGGACAATGATCTCCCAGTTTGTTGTGGCATCTGCTACCTTCTACCTTAATTACAAAGAACAATTTAAGCTAAGACAGCTAATTAAGAAGCAGTTTGAGCACTACTTAGATCCAAGACAAGTCAAAAGACTGCAAGAAAACCCTGATTTACTACGGTTAGGGGGTGAAAAACGGTACTGTACGTTCCTGTTTACCGATGTTCGTGGGTTCACGGCCCTGTCAGAGAGTGTAACGCCCGAAGAAGTGGCTTATATAATGAATAAAGCCCTTACAGCCCAGCAATCTGCCGTTGCCGAATGCTATGGTATGGTAGATAAGTACATTGGCGATGCCATGATGGCTATATTTGGTGCGCCCCTAGACCTAGAAGACCATGAGAACTGGGCTATAAAGTGTGCCAGACAGATACAAGTTAATATGGAGGCACTTAATGTTGAGTTTGGTGAGAGAGGACTACCTGCAATCAAGATAGGTATAGGCATAAACAGCGGTGATGCGATCATTGGCAACATGGGGTCAGATCAACGCTTTGACTATACAGCCATAGGGGATGCTGTTAACATTGCAGCTAGGCTTGAATCTGGAACTAAAGCGGCGGGTGTTGATATACTGATAGGTCAGAGCACTGCACAAAAAGCCAATAGTGAGTTACAATCATTACCACCTATTGAAGCAAAAGGTAAGGCTGAGAAGCTAAAAGTGTACACTATAATTCTTGAGGAGACAAAATGATTACTATTAATGACGTAACATACGAAGAAGAAGACTTAACTCCAGAAGCTATATCTAATGTAAAACGTATTAACGAGTTAAGAACAGAACTTAACGCCCACCAGATGCGGGCATCAGAGCTTAATGTCATTATATCAGCCTACGCTAACGCTATTAAAGCCAGTGTTGAGGTAGTCGAAGAAGAAGTTGAAGAAGCCTAATGGCTACTGCAAAGGAAGTCCTAATCCGTCTTGAGGGGCACGAGAAAGAATGTAGTGTCCGGTATGCTAACATAGAGAAGCAGTTAGACAGCGGCTCTGCAAAGTTTAAGAAAGCGGAACTCATGCTTTGGAGTATGTACCCGTTAATACTAGGCTCTGCCTTACTTGATAGGATATTGTAATGAGTATCGTAGCTTCTTTAATCGGCCCAGTAACGGGACTTCTTGACAAGTTCATAGAAGATAAAGATCAAAAGAACGCTCTGGCACATGAAATTGCTACCATGAGCGACAAAGCAGCGGCTGATAACGCGTTAGCACAGATTGAGTTAAACAAGGCTGAAGCCCAGTCTGGCTCTTTGTTTATCGGTGGATGGCGACCCTTCGTCGGCTGGACGTGCGGTGTGGGGCTTGCTTATAATGTGATTATATCTCAGATACTTTCTATCTGGTTTGAAGTTCCAACAGTTGACCCCTCTCTATTAACGCCTGTTTTAATGGGCATGTTAGGCATGGGAGCTATGCGGTCATACGAAAAAAAGAACGCGGTAGCAAAGGAAAAGTAATGGAACAGTTTAAGTACTTTAAGATAGAAGATTTTGATTGCCAAGAGACAGGCGAAAACGAGATGGACGTTGAGTTTATAAAAGGCTTAGACCATTTACGTGCAACTTGTGGCTTTCCGTTTGTAATTACTAGCGGGTTTCGGGCATTAACGCATAGCATCGAAGCCAAGAAATCAAAGGGTGGCACTCATACGCAAGGTATTGCGGCTGATATTAAAGTCTCTGGAGGCGCACAACGCCTAGCCGTTGTAAAACATGCATCAGCTATGGGTATGTCTGTAGGTGTCGCTAAAACTTTTGTACACGTAGACACGCGTAAGACTGAACAGATGTGTTGGTGTTACTAGGAAAAGATTATGCCGCTCAAAAAACTAGCACTGAAAGCAGGCGTTAACCGCGAAAACACTAGATATACTAACGAAGGTGGTTGGTACGAATGTGATAAAGTGCGGTTCCGTCAAGGTACGCCGGAAAAGATTGGTGGGTGGCAGCGTATATCTGACGCGTTGTTCTTGGGTGTATGTCGATCTATATGGAACTGGGTAACACTAGGCAGTCAGAACTTAGTAGGTCTAGGCACAAACCTAAAGTTTTACCTTGAGAACGGTGGAGGCTACTACGATATAACTCCTTTACGTAAGGCAGCGGCCACTCTTGGTAGTAATCCGTTTGTTACTACTAGTGGTTCTGCTAATGTTGTTGTTACTGACACTACTGGCGGATATGCAGTAGGGGACTTTGTTACTTTTAGCGGCGGAGCTGCTGTAGGTGGGTTAGATTTAAATGCTGAATTTCAAATAATAGACTTTGCCAGTGCAACATCTTATACCATCGTTGCAGGTTCAACTGCTTCAAGCGGGGCTACAGGTGGTGGTAATTCAGTTACTGCGGCGTACCAGATAAATGTTGGCCCTGCGTTTGCTATACCTATTCAAGGTTGGGGCGCGGCTGCTTGGGGGCAAGGAGCTTGGGGCGTAGGCGCTGAGTCCGTAGAAGAAGTACGTCAATGGAGCCAAGCCAACTTTGGTGAAGACCTTATATTTGGCACTCGTGGAGGCACGTTATTCTACTGGGATGCATCTGCCGTAAACAACTTAAATCAAAGAGGCGTAGCTCTGTCTTCTTTAAGTGGCGCATCTAACGTACCTACTATTCAAAACCTAACATTAGTATCTGACATAAGCAGGTTTGTATTTTGTTTTGGGTGTAACGATTTAGGGTCATCTTCCCTAAACACTATGCTCATACGGTGGTCAGACCAAGAAGACGCTACAAACTGGACACCTTCTGCTACTAATCAGGCAGGTGATTTAATACTGTCTAACGGCACCAACATTATTGCTGCAAAGCAATCGCGTCAAGAAGTACTAGTATGGACGGATTCTGCTGTATACGCGTTACAGTATGTAGGCGCACCCGCTGTGTGGACTGCTCAGTTAGTAGGTGAGAACATATCTATAGCGTCACAAAATGCTGTAGCCTATGCAAACGGTGTAGCTTACTGGATGGGTAGGGACAAGTTCTACATGTACGATGGACGTACCAAGCCTTTACGATGCGACTTACGTAAGTTTATATTTAACGACTTTAATGTTACTCAGTACCCACAGGTATTTGCTGGCACAATAGAGTCATATCACGAAGTATGGTGGTTCTACTGCTCTAGCAGCTCTACGGTAGCAAACAAGTACGTGGTGTATAACTACCTAGAAGATGTATGGTACTACGGCACCTTATCTCGCTCTGCTTGGTTAGACTCTGGACTTAGAAACAACCCCTTAGCAGCTACTTATACCTTTAATCTAGTTGACCATGAAGAAGGCGTTGATGACAATGAGACAGGTACTACAGCTCCTATTCCCGCCTTTATAGAGTCTGCTCAGTTTGATCTTGATGATGGGCACCAGTTTATGTTTGTTCATCGGTTGATACCAGATATTACTTTTGATGGGTCTCTAGTAAACTCTCCTAGTGCTACTATGTCTTTGCTACCTTTAGCTAATTCTGGTTCAGGGTATAACAACCCGTTGTCTGAAGGTGGATCAAACACTGGCGCTATTACTAGGACTGCTGTAACACCTGTAGAGAAGTTTACAGGCGAAGTATATACTCGTGTACGAGGCCGTCAAATGGCTATGAAAATAGAGTCTAGCGCCGAAGGAGTAACTTGGCAGTTGGGTTCTCCCCGAATTGATATGCGACCTGATGGTAGACGATAATGGCTGTAGACCAAACCAGATATAATGTACTCTTTCGTGCGCCCGCACTGCCGTACCCTCCAGAAGAGTATACTGCACAAGAATTTGAAGAGTTTAACAAGATACTACGTATCTACTTTAATCAGTTAGACAACGCGCTTCGCAATGCTACGTATAATCAGCAAGCTGAAGCCTCTACTTGGTTTATGAGCTAATGGCTAATACCTACGTAAATGCAAAACTTGACCTAACTGCTACTAGTGTAACTACGCTGTACACAGCGGTTGGCCTAACTACAGGCATTGTTAAGTCTATATTAGTCTCTGAAGACTCTGGTAATGCGGATACAATCACTGTTACTGTAACTAATGGTAGTTCGGTGTTTAGCTTGTTTAAGACAAAAGCTATCGGCGCTAATGCTACTGTAGAATTATTAACTGCCCCGTTGGTATTGCAACCTACCGAGATACTAAAAGTCACTGCGGCTACTGCTAACAGGTTACACGTTGTAGCAAGCATATTAGAGATTACGTAAGATGCCGCATACCATAAAACATAAAGAACTTTATGATGACAGCAACCCGAGTGATCCTAGAGGCCCAAAGCCTAAGCCTAGTGATCCTAAAGGCCCAAAGCCTAAGCC